CAGTCTTCTGCTTTACGTCATAATTCCCATTATCTTTATCTGACTTAATACGCACGGTTCCACTAGAAATTCTCCCATCTTCTTCTTTTGTAAAGAGATTGGGGAAGTCTTCTTCCAGATATCTGTCCGTGCTGGAACGTGCCATTTATACTTTTATTGTTATTTATCAGGTATAATCAAATTGTTGATATGGAATTGATCTCATGTCGTTTAATTCCATAGGATAGACAAGATGTAAATCATTATTACCAACCTCATCCCAAGTATAATTCCTATAATCTCCCCAATGATAATTGATTCCTTTGAATCCCCATTCAAATACACCAACACAAGCAATCAATGGGAACTGATCATATTTTATTCTAGGTGTCTTAGGTCTATAGATGAAGGTGTAGTATCTTCCAACCTGTGGTAACAATTCTGTAGTTTCTAGGATACCCATCAACATGAGGAACATATCGTCAGGTTGTCCTTCTGCGATCACATCATCTACGAGGTTTTCTACTCGGTTTGTGTCGCTTATTAGATAATCCTCTTGTTCCATAAGGTTTGATACCCAGTTCGTCCTCGGTGATGATCTTGAACTCTACACCATTATCTTTACAAAACTCCTCTGCTGCTTTCCACTTTGCCTGGTTGATAGCATAGGTGACGGACTCATAAACATATGATTTAGTGACACGTTCACTTTTCTTTGGTGGTTGTGTCTGCTTTTTGGGTTTCACTTCAACCACATACTTCTTAATTCTACCACCAGACTCTTTCACTTCAATCAGATAGTCTGGATAGTAACGGTGAACTCTATTATCTTTAGGAGAAACATATGGTATGCTAAACTCTTCAGATGCCCACTTTAATATGTTGGGATTATTATCACACCAGGCACAGAAACGTCTCTCCCAAGAACTCCTACAAATAATATTGTTTGAGTTCCCTTGATACTTTTCAGGGTTGGACGGTTTATAAATTGACTTTATAGATTCCGCCATATATAGTATAACTAATCACGCCTATTTATAGATGGCTGGGACAAGACCCAATGTCCAGAGAACCTCTGATCTTGTATCAAAGATAGGTCATCTGGCGCAGACGAATGTATATCAAGTCAAGGTTCAAGCACCTGGTCCTGTCTTGGGTTTTATTTCTATCCAAACGGGTATTAAATATAACGAAAATATTGAACTATTATGTCATTCTGCTTCTCTACCCGGTAGTTCTTTTGCTACGCATGAGAATACACAGGACTTCTATGGAACTAGAACTAGGTATGCCTATAAGAGACAGCATGATGAAGCACTGACACTTGAGTTTTATGTTGATAAGAATTATAATATATTCTCATACTTTGATGAATGGCAAAACTATATCACTGGACAGGGGTCAGTCTACAATAAGTCATCATATTATAATTCTAACCAAGTTCATAGAGCAAACTATCCTAAAGGTTCTACAGGGTATATGACACCCATCTATGTGACAAAGTTTGAGAAAGATATTCAAGACCAGGCTATGGAGTTTTGTTTCATTGATGCCTTTCCATATCAAATCAATTCTACACCAATCTCTTATGGACCTGCTGATGTCCTTAAGATGACTGTTCAATTCTATTACACTAGATATGTAAAGCGTAATTTAGTGGGTCAATCAAGTCAGTCAAGAACTAAATCCAGCAATAAGCAAACAAAATCATCCAATCCTGCTGACTATTTGAGTAAATCTAATGCCGCAGCAGCTGCTAGTTTAGCAGCAGAAGCAAACGGTAATCCTTTCGCAAGAGATACAGCAGATCGTTTTGGTGACTTCTTTATCAATAGAGATCTAGGACCAGGAGCGAACGATAACTCTGGATCATTATCTGGATTTGCTTAATAAATAAACCGACTGAAGTTATTATAGGTTGTTATGCCATTACCAACGATTGCTACACCAACATATGAGTTGGTATTACCTTCAACTCAACAAAAGATTAAGTTTAGACCTTTTCTAGTTAAGGAAGAGAAATTACTTGTTCTTGCTCTTGAGACAGAGGATTCAAATCAGATTACCCAAGCAATCACTGGAGTAATTAGGAGTTGTATTCTTACGAAGAGTGTGAAGGTGGAAGAACTTCCTACCTTTGACATTGAATATTTGTTCTTGAATATTCGCGGTAAGTCTGTGGGTGAGGATGTAGAAGTTAATATCATCTGCCCTGATGATGGAGAGACAGAGGTTCCCGTCAAGATTGCCCTTGATCAGATTGAAGTTCAATTTGATAAGGAACATACAACCAAAGTAAAGATTGATGATAATCTTATGATGGAGATGAAATATCCATCACTAGATCAGTTTATTAAAAACAACTTTGATTTTAATAATAATAACTCAATGGAACAGTCTTTTGAGATTATCGGAAGTTGTATTGATAAAATCTATAGTGAGGAAGAAGTCTGGGCAGTGGATGACTTTAGTAAGAAGGAGGTTGAAGAGTTCCTTGAGCAAATGAATTCATCTCAATTCAAAGAGGTTGAGAAGTTTTTCAATACAATGCCTAAACTATCTCACGAAATTAAAGTAAAGAATCCTAAGACAAAGAAGTCTAACACTGTCGTATTGGAGGGTTTATCCAGTTTTTTCGCGTAGGGATGGTTCATATGGATCTGGAGGGATATTATAAATTAAATTTCTCCTTGATGCAGTACCATAAATATTCATTAACTGAGATTGAGAACATGATTCCTTGGGAACGAGACATCTATGTTCAACTGCTTAAGAATCATCTAGATGAAGAAAACGAAAAGGCAAAGGCAAGAGCGAATGGATGAAATTCCAGAGGGTTTAGAAGATCTACTTAACAGTATCAGGGGCGGAGCAAAGCCTCAACAATCCTCTGCGCTTGCTGTTATTCCTAATGCGGTAAAGCAAGAAACAGAATTAGTAGATGACGAGATTGATGAAAGAATCCTCGCTCTGCTTGGTCTCGAAAATATAAACGATATTGATTACGCTACCTATAAGACTCTTCTCCGAGAGAAGATGATGGAAGGTAGGATGTCTGGCACAGAAATGCCAACCGAAGAGACTGAACTTTTAACGAATGAGTTCAGGAGAGTTAAGTCAGCGTCAGGTAGATTTAAGGTAAAGAAGAAGAAAATAAACACAGGATCATTCTTTGAGACTGCTCAACGAAAAGCACAGACTGCTCCACAACAGGAGGCACCACCTCCCGGTGCTCTTGCTAGAACACCAATGTTTGAGCAGCAGAGTCCTCAAATAGTTGATGATCTAGAAGAACAACAAGAGAAAGATGATAAGTCAGATCAGTTCATCAGGAATGTTCTTGCTCCAAGTCTGAATAAGATTGAGGAGAATCTAGAAAGTATTCTTGGGACTGTTACGAAACAGTTTAAGTTTGATAAGAAAGAGAGTGAGAAGGCAGCAGATGCCGCGCAAACTACAAAAAAGAAAACAAGAGAAAAAGAAAGGGAAGCAAAGGTAAAGGGTGGTGTAAAGGATGTTGCCAGTAAGGTAGTCAAACCTGTCAAGGGTTTATTTGATATGATCCTTGATTTCTTCAAGAACATTCTTCTTGGTGGAGCATTGTTGTGGTTAGTTAACTTCTTACAGAACCCTGCTAAAGCAATTCAACCATTCATTGATGTCCTTGATAATATTATCAAGTTTGTTAATAGTGTAATCAAAACAATTTTTGATTTTATATTCGCACCGATTAATGCCGCAATAAGTTCTATATGGGATGGACTAGGTGGTCTTGAAGACACTTTAAATAATTTACTGTCAATGATACCTAGGTTACCTGGATCGGATCCATTTGAACCGCTTGATAATATCAACGAAGAAAACAAACCAAAGTTTGAAGCACCACAGTTTAGAACTGATGAGGAAGGAAATTATATACCACTTGAGAATCCATTTGGAGATCCAGAAGCAAATCAACCACTAGTCGCTCCTGCTACTACTGAAACACCTGTTCAAGGACAGACACAGGGTGGTACGGTTCTCAATGTAAGTGATATAGCATTCACTCAAGGTGGTCCAATTAAGGAAGACTCTGGTGTAAATATTACAGGGATGGGGAAGGACACGCAATTGATTGCTGCTCAACCAGGCGAAGTAATGATGAGTAGACCTGCTGTCCAGATGATTGGGGCAGAGAATTTACTTGCTGCGAATGCGGCTGCTGGAAGTAGTAACAAACCCAAGATGGGATCCATTATGGGATTACAAAATGGGGGAATGGTGTTTGATCCTAAAGATCCATTAGGATCGTTCCAAAGAATGAATCAGGAATTTTCAAAACCTCTTCCTGGAACTCAACCACCTGTGATGTTCCCAGGAGCAAGTCCTTTGTTCCAGTCACCTGCGACACAGATGTTCCAACCACAGTCACCGGTTATTCCATCAGGACCTAAAAGAATATCAGGTGCTAACTATGATGTAATATTACCACTAGATCATACGAAGAAACCTGGCACTATACCTGATACTCCTGGTGGTAATACTTTTACTAACTCAAATGCCACTGGTGCTGATGGTAGAGAACGAGAGCATCAAGATAAGGCAGCAGCATTGGTTGGTAAAAAATTAACTGACATGGGATTGAGAGTTAAAATTATGACTCCCGAAGAGTATCCAAGTTATCAAGATTATGATAAGGCATTGGCTACCTTTGCCTCAAAGGGAATAAAGATTGTTCCACTTCACTTTGATGCTATCAGAGGTGCTGGTGGGGTTGGATTCTTGACTAGAACCAAGGCGGGTGATGCCGGAGACGCACGTTTAGCAGGTCCTATTCAACAAGCACTGTCAGAATTCCAGTCTGCTAATCCAGAACTAGGTAATATCTCATCTGATACTATGGGCAATGCCACTATTAATAGAGCGGCAAAAACAGATGCTGCTCTGGTGGAACTTGGTGTGATGGTAGATTGGGAAAATAGATATGGACCAGACTTCACACAATCTGCCAAGTTTGATCAGTTAGCAACATCAGTATCCAAAGCAATTTTTAAAGGTGGTGGATTTGGGACACCACCTGTCTCTGGCACCGTTCAAACTACTCCTCTTGTTTCTCCCACGGAACAATCAACAACGATGAGAGTATCTCCTACAACTGGTCTATTGATTCCTCCAGGACCACCAGGGCAGAGACAAACTAATGTTATTATGGCAGGTGTTGGTGGACAGCAACAACCCAATAGTGGTCCTACAAGTGCTGCTATGGCAAGTCAAAAGAGACTTCCAGCAATCTCTCCGATTGACGGTGGGAAC